ACAATGAGGGCAATGACCAAACAGATGATTCATTACTGCATGAATGCCGGAATCAACTATTCGGTTCGGGACACTGATTTTATAGTCTTGATTGCAGGCGAGGAGTACACGGTTCGGCGTCTCGGTCTTCGCAACTGGAGGTGTGCGCACAATGGTGTTGTGACTGTGTTTAAGTCTCAGTTTGAGGTTATTTCTTGGCTGGATTCGCGATGGTGATTATGGTTGAGTGGATTGAAGACCAAAGGCGCATGGCGTCGAATAACTTATTTGATTCAGTGAGGATAATGCAACATGATACGTCCTTATACATATAAAACCATTGATTTCTTTTTTAAGCATGGAATTAGATTTGGTTTCAATATTAATACGGGGTGGTTTTCCTTGGGCGGTCAGTCATATGAAGTAAGGCGCCCTACATATAAAACGTGGGTTGTTACGCACATGGGTCATGCATATAAATTCATGAATCAACAGCAACTTTTAGAGTGGATTGAAAACGAGAGGAAGTATGGCGAATGATCGATCTGAATGAAGTAAAGCGTATTCTTCGCAGTTATGGGATGAAAGAGGAATATACTGCCGGAGAAGGGGGTGGCGCCAACATTCTTTATTGCGGTTCGATCGCTTTTCGCTTGATTAACGAATACACATATGAGTGGTGGCCGCATTACACACAGTCTTCGGGTACTATTGTGGTCTGTGAATCTATTGAGGATGCACTGCTTAATATTCTGAGTGAGGGCTTGATCGCCTTAAATCGGGTTAAATACAACTACTAAGGCGCGATATGGTTATTCTAATTAGCGACGTGGCAGAGCATTTCAATTGCTCTACCGCTTCGGCGGCTAAGATTACACAGTTCCTTACGAAAGCATCTAACGTTCATATGGTGTGTAAGGATGTCGCTATCTTCAGCTTCTGCGGCGTGAAGTATACTTTAATTAGATCTGAGAACGAATGGATTATGCTCCGTTCAACGACCGCCCGAAGCACTGATCTTGATGATCTGCTGAAATGAAAATAACCCCAACCACGCTATGCGGTTGGGGTTATTTCTTTGCCGTTCAGTCTACTTTGGTGGCGTTTTCTCTGACGGCGGCGATGACGGCGCTGGTCTGGGTGGCGACGTCGGTCTTGGTGGCGAGCCCTCCGAAGCACGCTACGAAGTGCTGCCATGATTCCTGTACGAGGACGGTGAAGTCGTCTGCGCTGATTTCGGTGGGTCGGAGTCCGGCGCGGTAGTAGCGGTCGGCCTGCTCCTGGGAGATGCCCATGGCTCCGAGGCCGTAGGGGATGAGTGCGTATCCGTAGGAGTCGCCGAAGTTTACGCGGATGAACATGAGTATTCCTTCTGTGAGCGGTGCGGTGGGGATCGGTTCGGGCTCGGGCTCCGGTTCGGGGGTGGGGGCCTGTGCGTAGTTGTCGGCTGGGGGTCGGAGGATGTAGTCGGCTCCGAATTCGTAGATCGATGTCTGTCGGACCTGTTCGTCGATGGGGACGTCGTCTGAGTACGCTTCGTAGCATGTGCCCTCGTAGCCGACGACGACGACGTGCCCTCCGCGCCATGCGTTGGCGGGTCGGATGACGACGTCGCCGGGTTGCATGGCGTCCCATGAGTAGTCGTAGCATTCCCAGCCTGCGTTGATGAAGGTTGGGACCATGTCGCCGGTGTACCAGGCTCCGCCGGTGGGGTATCCGGCCTGCTGGGCGGCGATGATGGTCATGGAGCTACAGTCCATGTAGGTGGGGGATGCGGGGTTGTCGAATCCCTCTTGGCGCATTTCTTGGCTGTAGAGTACGTCTATGCCGTTGCAGTAGAAGTTGCACCACCATAGGAAGTTGTCTAGACGCGACATTACTTCTCCTGACGGGGTACGTTTCCTGCGGCCACTCCGAGTACGGCGGAGATGATGAGGTTGATTGCGGCGAGCTCGCTTCCGTCGAGTAGGCCGAATATTCCGATTGCGGCGCTGATTGCTACGAAAATGCTGTACAGCCAAAGTCGGAACTGCGGTGATCCCATGAATGCTGGGGGCTGTGGGGTTTCGTGGTTACCCATTTTGCTTGCTCCTTAGGTAGCCGATGATTTCTGCTAACTGTCGATTCTGGACGTCTATGGAGGAGTTCCCGTGGTTGGGTTTGACGTGATATTGGATATCAGCGATTTTGTCCTCTATATCGTCCAGTCGGGCGAGGACGCCCGGTTTGGAGTCAGTTCCCTCCCATACTATTAGCATAGCATTTAGATGGTCTAGAAAACGAGTGACGCGCATCACAGCGCGTCCTATGATTGCGATTAGAGTTGTCACACCGAGAATTACAGCTACATCAATGGTCTGAATGGGGATGTTAATCATCGCACGAAAATCTCTGCGAACATATTTCGCGTTTCAGGGCTATCACTGAACAGTCGCCCTTTTCGATATGTAGTACGCATGATAGTCAATACCTTGTCTCCATATAGAAGCAACCTTTCACCCTCCCGCAGGTCCTTGACTTTATACGCCCATTGTACCAAAGGCCCTTTAGGCTGTCTTTTCTGTGCGAACCACGTGCCGCCGTCGATCCATATGGATACGTTTCCCTGTTCTGTGCGCAGGGAGAACATATATTTTGCTCTGCCGGTCTTCTTCATGACGTAGTCATCGTAGTTGTCTGCGAATTCGTTGCTGATTGCGTAGTCCGCGTAGTCTTCGGCGTAATTGACGATGAAGCTCCCGAATCGTGTATGCGCGACTTCGGATTGGAATTGTTTGCTGTCTACGAAGTCGGTGACGATGAATCCGTCGGCGTGCCGTGAAATGCCTTGCTTCGGTTCGATGTGGAATCGGATGAAGTAGGGGTTCATAATGCTGACCGCGTTTGAGAGCATGAGGCAGCGCACGCGGTCCTGGTAGCGGTCTACGGTGGAGTAGAAGTCCATGAATACTTTCGCCTCGTCCGGGAGATAGCGCAACGACCCCTTATCGATGATGAATTCGTCGAAGATAATGGTATGCACTTTTGGGTATGCGATCGACTTGTTCGCCTGCGCGGTGGAGAGGGGGATGAAATAACCGATGGTTTCCCATCGCTTCCCCACTTTGCGCTGTGCGAATTGCCCCTCCACTCTGAATTCTTCTTCGGGGAATTCGTCGGCGATGTCGGCGAAGAATGATGCACGGCCTTTTAGTTCGGTCTTGTATCGGCGTAGGTAAATAAACTGCTGCCCTTTGTTGATGGCGTTCTTGATGGCGATTTTCTTGGCGCCATAGGTCTTGCCCAAACCACGGGCACCCATAACCATATTGAACACACCCCCATATGAGAGCGCGTTTGAGAAGCTGTAGTAGCTGAATTTCCTCTCACCCATGGCGCCTGACCGTCCACCACACCGCTTTACCGAGCATACCGATAGGATTAATATGCGGACCGTTACCGGGGCCCCCGTGCCCAATAGTGTGCCCAGAATCGACATACATTTCAACGTGATCCGTGTGGGGGTAGGCCCTGCCCCACGACATGACAATGATATCCCCCGGCTTACAAAGAGCCTTCTGGGCATCGCCCATATTACCGCTACCGCGCTCAATGACGGCCTTTCCGCGGAAGTACTGGTCGCCGGTCCATGTTCCCACTTCGAGCCCTGACGTGTCCTTATACGCTCTCCAGATGGTGCCACTGCAGTCGCTGAAACCGGAATGGTCGGGATCGAGCCTGCCGGGGGCCTGCATGTAGCTGAATCTCATGATCCTAGACCGCATCCACTCAACCGCTTTGGCTCCGGCGGAGCCGTCGCCCCCGCCGGGGGTGCCGCCCCCACCGGGGCCCACGATGAATGTTTGGTTCTGCACGTCCATTTGGACGGAGCGCTTGGGGAGCCTTCCCCGCCACGTGTTGTACCCGCCTGTGGGGTACATGAAGACATTGGCCTCATCCGTGCGGATGATCGGCATCCCGGAGTCGTCGGCGGTGAGTACCATCCCGACTTCGGGGATGTCGATGCTCTGCTTCCCGTATTGGGTGATGACGCCGCCGTTCCCCGGGGTGACGGTGGAGTCGAACGCCGTCGATCCGACGCCGGATGTGTCGCCGGATTTAATGATTGCGAGGGCTTGGCCGTAACGATTGCGGTATTGGCCCAGTACGCCGTTGGCCATAATGGCGCCATACATTTGGTCTAGGGTCAGAGCGCCGCCGTTGCGGTTGAGGATGCGTAGCGCTTCGCGGGGGCTCTGGTGGTAGGCGCACGCCCACATGATGAACGCCTCCGTGTTGGAGTTATGGTCGAGCCCGTATTGGAGCGCTGTAGCGGTGTAGCCCTCCAAATCGGTCACAAGCTGTTTGTCCTGCAATGCGGCGGCTTTGGCGAGGAGGGGCTTGATCCATCCGTCGCCCTCATCGCGGCCCAGGTAGAATGTCGACCAGTTGGGGGAGTCCTTGCCCCATTGGCGCATTTGCTGGCGCAGTCTCCCATTGGCATGGGGCTGCGCGTCGGCGGGGTGCACGCGGAACATGGTGTCCAGTAGATTGATGGCGCGCGACCCGAACCACTGTGCGATTCCGACGGTAATTGGATCGTTGTAATTGATTGCATCGTATTTGAGCGACGACTCAACTGTGCCGATCACCTTAATGGCAATCCGCTTGTTTTTAGTGTCCCAAGCCATAGATCGGTCCTCCTGCTAGCATTGTAGCAGGAGGACCGATTCGATCACCACACAGAATACGTTGTCTCTATGAAATAGTTAGTGTTAGGTACGCACTTGGTGACGTTGCCGAAAACACCGGAGCTGGTTACACGGAAAAACGCAGGCTCACGAAAACCGCTAAACCCATCAAAGAGCACCTCTCCTGCCGGTCTCGCCCAACTGGGGAACCACCAAAGGTTTGTGTCGATGGGTGTTTCCGCTTTTACGGCGAAGTTCCCGGAGACAGTGACTTTATCGAACTCCCGCTTAATCCACAGATTCTTCATGCTGGATTTGATCGGTGCATTGGCGTCCTCACCGAATCTCTCTAGATTCGTCCAGCCGAGGTTGCGCCAACCGTCACCCCCGTTGAGCCACGAAATGGCATAGTTGGCTGCGCGCTCATAGCCCTCATCGGTGAGATGCACCTCATCATTGCCCTTGATCCAATTATGCCCGTTGGCGTCACCGGACTCCCAGAACCATGATTTCGACCCATTGCAAATGAGGGGCTTAAGATCGGCGAAAGCCTCGGCGAACTCGTTAGTGCGCATGACAACCGACCGACCCGTTTCCTTGGCGATATTCAGGCTGGACCTGTTGAGAATAACGGGGATGCAAATGACTTCGGCTTTGGGCCAATTCGCCTTCACGAAAGCGGCGCACTCCGATGCAGTTTCGCTGATGGACTGTCCCAGTCGGATGTCATTCAGCATGCATACGAAGGACACGCACTTGATCTTATCCATATAACCGTTCTGAATCGCCTGATTCTTGGCAGTATTGAGTTGATTGATGTATGCCCCCGACCATCCCTTATAGAAGGCTGCCCCGCCGATGGCGTGATTGTGCGGTGTGTAGCCCCGTTCCGTTAGGACTCGATTGAACCATGGGTATGTGGCGTTGGAATTGCCGATGATAATTCCGTGGGGATTTTCCCTGAGAATGTACCGCGAATCGCTCTCCGTTTTTGTATAATGCGTTCTTTGAATAGTGTTTACATTGTCTTCACTTGCCCTGAACTTAGTAGTGACCTGGTTTGAAAATTCCTCAAAAGTCTTAGTCGTAATCGCCCGATGGGTATTGCCGTTCATCATAACATGATTTAGAGTGCCATCAACGACGTTGACGTCCCCGACACGGTACTGAGTGGGCGTAACGGCAACCGCAATTAATTTAGCGCGGAATTCTTTAATGGTAGAGAGGACTTCCGTTCGCTTTGCCTCAATCTCTTTATTCCAACCGTCATGGGTCCTCTCCATTTCGGCAATAAAGGCGGTGACTTTTTCGTTGAGATTCTTAATGATTTTGTCTTGCTCTTCACCGAATTTACCGATATATTCGATAGAATCTACAACAGCGCCCCGGATGCGCTCAAGCACCTCAAGGTATGTGAGACCGTCACGGTAAGTGAAAGGTGTGATGTTGCTGACGGACCTGTCGTGCACTCTCCACAGCGCGCGGTCGATGGAATTGATGATGTTATCGATGTCAGCCATAGTAGCCTCCGTAAATAGGGTTGCAAGTTAACGGGCGATCGACGTCCCACACCCCGAGGAAGAGTTCCCGGAGTTCTTCAATGATGAAATTATCGACATTAATCAGTGTGGAACGGTAGTTGGCGATCATCTGAGCCTTACTGCCGCGCTGTCTGGAGCGGCTACTCTGATTGTTGTCATATTCGTTACGATTCCGACTGGCGGACTCCGATGACGACTTAGATTTATTCGTCGTTTCATTCGTCGCATCGGACATCGACGACGCGTAATCGGAATTGCCCGCCAACCGCGTCTGAGGGGTGTCGGACGCCACGGTACGGCCCCTGGACCCCGAGGAACCGGTCCCGTCACTGGTCTGCGTGCTGTTGCCCTGGGCGTTGCTGTTCCCCCATTGTCGGGTGTCGTTTTCAGAAATCCCTCCGTCAAGGGGATCGACGTTCTCCAGTTCGGCTAGATACATTCGATTGTATCTAGGCATGATGAGGTCCATTTTGAGCTCAAGGCGCCAAATGAAAATGTCGATCGTTTCATGGCCTATTTCATTGAGCCAGAACTCACGGCGAATGCGATCGTTGAGCGTCCTGCGGTACTCCTCATTGAAGATCGGGTAATTATCCAGCCCCCAATGCCCCTTAGTGATGCGATCGACGTCCTTAAGCCTTATCGTATGCGTTGCCATTCTCCCCACCCCCGTTCTGGAGTAAATTATTGGCCGCTAAATAGTCATTCATATCGGGATCGGCGTTGTCATCGATCGCCCACGTGCACGACACATTGAGCCCCGGGAACATGCGATTGATCTGTTCGCAGGCAAGTTCGCGGGGCTTCATGAATTGCTCACGGGATGCAAGGACCTGGCCCGTGTTGGCGCCCGCTTCCGCCACAACCATGCGCTCACGTTTATTAGAATCAATATTCATAATTCCAGTCATTGTGAGTGCTTCACCCCAAATGCGTGTCTTCGATTCCATGTGCTTAATGGAAGAGACCGCGCCCGTACCGGCATTTTGATTGAGGGGGAACACCCCGATTGTTTGAGCGAGATTCTCCATAGCGAGGTTCTCCGTACCCCAAACAACGGGCTCTCCATCATAAATCTTGCCCATGACGTTGGCGATCGTGTTTCGCTGATCATTATTACAGGCCACGATCATAGGATTGCGCTCATTGAGTAGGTCGATCTCAATGGTGCGGTCTACGATAGCGAGTCGCTCTGAGTAGACTTTAATGATCTGGGAATCGGGGATTCGCGTTTGGTTGCCCCAAATCACAACGCACTCATCGATTCCAACCTCACGCGAGTAAACACCATTGCGTGTCACTCTGAAGGAAATCGGATTATCCTGAATGTCCAGTAGGCCTGTCTGTGTGGCAGGCATGCACATAAACATCTCGAAGAATGTATCGTAATAGAAAATAGCGAAACCGTTATCCAACAGCGTGGATTCAATGAACCGAGGATCAATACCGTTAGGAAGCCCCTCCCACGTAAAACGTGCCATGCATTTGCCCCGTATCTGGGACCAATACATGTGCTGTAGCTGTGCCTGACGGGTTTCAGACGCCGACCCTACGAGAGAGGTTGGCTTATCGTAGAATTCCTGTTTGACGAAGTCAGCCCGCTTGCTCACCCAACCACACCTCCTTATTCCTATCAACGCGATTCTTACGAATATTTGCAGTACCAATCATACCAGGCGACTTCCACACAGTCACGCCCTTCTCAAATATCCCCCGAACAGTTCCCTTAAACGCCTCAGGCATGTCCGCGCGCTCAAGATAGCACTCAGTCAGCTTCCAATACGTGAAATGCGACATAAGTGAGAGGTAAGAAATTCTCACCCATGTATTCATCGCATAACCGTAACGCAGCCAATATTCGCCGAGGCGCGTCATCGCATTGCGCGACACCTGCCGCACACGGCAATCCAAGTGAAGCCCATACGCAGTCATCGGGGTAATAGTCCCCTGAGTCTGACCGATCACCGACGGGGGGATGACCTGCGTATCCTGAACCTGCGCGTTAATACTGGCCACCGCATTCTCATAATCACCGTTGGCGGAGAACTGGGCGAGTTCATAATTCGTATCCCTAACTGCCCGCTGCTGAGTCTGCGAAATCTGCGACGCACCCGACGTCAGCTGATTCTGGATATGCGCCTGAGATTGGGCCTGCGAGTTCGAGATCATCGCGTTCACGCCCGCCGTCGCCGCCTGACCGAGCCCCGCACCGACTGCCTGCCCATTGAGGCCCACAATGCCGCCGAGGGCCGTCATGCCGCCCTGAACGGCCTGGACGGTCGCGCGCATATTATTGTAACGCGATTGACTGTCCGCATTCGCGGACGCACCCCACATAGTGTTCTCAGCCCCCGCCTGGGTGGCCGCAATCCCGGCGTTCGCAATGTCCCGGCTGGCGGTCGCCGCGCGCTGCGCGCGCCGCTGCTGCCATCGGGCTCCGCTGTACTGCTGAGCGATCGTGTGCGCGTTCGAGGCGAGATTGTTGAGCGCAGAGTTATTGAGCACGGCGAAGGTCGGCAAGGACTGATAGCCCGTGGTCGCGTCGAATTCCTCCCCGCTTATCCCCGTCCACGTCGAACTGTCGACGTCGATGACGTCGGCGCCCTCGAGGTGGTTGTGCCAATTGATGGAGAAGAGAATCTGCGGATTGGGCGGGGCGATGTGGGCCCACATCGTCGCACCGATCTTCTCGGAGTCGATCGATTCGGGAGCGACTTCGAGGGGATTTCCGGTGTATGTGGTGAACTCAAGCACGCAATACGGCGAGGTAACGAATTTCTTGAGCTCCATGAAATCGGGGGACAGCATTCTCATGCAAGCATCGCGAAAGTTTTCGAGGGTCATGTAAAAGGTTTTCTTATTGTTGATGGATTTAGGGCATCTCCACGAACCCCCGCCGAGAACGACTGAACGCGTGCTCTCGTCGCCGAAAAGTCCCTTGGGGACGAGGTACACAGAGCCGATGCCCTGCGAAATCCAGGGGTAGGATGATAAGTATTCCATCCCTGCGAAAAAGCCGTCCGCCGTCGTCGCCCAAATATCCACAGCATTCGGCAGCCCCTCAAGGGAGGAACCGGTAGCCATAGACACACTGGGATTCTGCTTGTCCCCATACGGCGCATCGAGCTTGATCGTCGACGTCACAAGCACATCGTAATTCTTGCTCGCAATATCACCCAAAACCTTACGGTAAGCGCGCGTCACAAGATGCTGACCGCCGAGGTCGATCCCCTCGGGCTGTTGCAACCACTTGCGCCCATACTCCTCAAAAGAATTACGCGCAGCAATACCCATGTGACCGCGTTCAAGGTAAGCCCGACCAAACTTAATCCGGCTATGATAAGTGGTCCACACATCGAGCTGAAGAATTAGCTGCGTCGTCCCAGGATTCAAATACTGAACATCCGTGATGAAATAGAAGAAAACCGTCGGACGGTAATCGGCCGTGAAAGCATTGGACGGTCGACCCGGGTTAGTTACCATCAAGTAGTTGAACTGGACTGCGCGAGAGAACGGCGTGGGAATGCGAATCGGACGGCCTTGAGCAAGATAAGTCATAGACTCGAGCACAATCGTCTGAGAGTACTCGAACGACTCAATATAATTCTTAGGATTACCGTACTCATTCCAATCGATAATATCCCTGTATGTGTTATCGAAGGGGACATTGACCATGCGCACAACGCTACCCGGCGACCACACCGAATAATCAAAAGACAGGCCCGCCGAAGTCTCCCCCGGCAAATCATTGATCTGCGACAAAACAAACACCATCCAATAAATCGACCACCCCACCACTCCCAAGAGTGGTGGGGTGGTTACCCAATCTGATCCCTGTAGTTAAAGCATACTACTTGGCGATCTGGACGTCAATCTCCTTATTCACCGGCTTATTGCCGTCCTTACCCTTCGTCCACACGTTCACACCCACGCGGATGTAGGCGGGCGACTCATCGATATCGATAGTGAGTACGCCATCGTTATCGATCTGAGTGCCCTTGTGCTTCGTGTTCTTCACATACCAATCAACAGCATAACCGCCCCCGGCGGGCTTAGTCTTCCAATCGATCTCAGCCTGAGCAACGCTACCCGGCTTGAAAACCGTCCTAGAATTACCCATCTTATCGCGAAGAACAATATTATTGATCTCCGAGTTCGTCTCCGCCGGGGGAACGACGATCGTCGTATTCTCACGAGTGCCGAAAGCGACGGCCGGAACCATCGCGGAAACGCTCAGAATACCCCAGTGGTGGAGGAAGAAATTGTCGTAAAGGCCCTCGGGGTTGGAGATGCTGCGATTCTCCAGGAGCACGTCCTTGATGAGGAGGAAGTCCTTCGTCGTGAGAATCGCGGATGTGTCCTCCAGCTGGAGCGACTCATTGGGGATCGTGATGATGTGCGACGGGGCCTCCGCGTCGACCCGGTTGAACGCTGCGGCGAGGGACGTCACATCGATATTCGCCTTGAACTCGGGCGTAGTGATGATCACCAGGTCCTCGGGCCGTGCGTATGAGTGCACCCCGTAGTGGTTGAATGCGGGCGTGGGGTACCGCATCTTATCCGCCATGATGCGAAGGGCCTTAAGGGCGCTGTCCGTGGAGTTCTTGTCCGACACGAGGGCGTTCATGTCAGGGATCTTCACACGGTGGAAACCCCACTTCGTGTCATACTCGCGGAAAAGTGAGCAGACCGTGAGGAACTCACTCCACTCGTCCGACGATGCGGGCACGGACATGATCGCCGAAAGCATCTCGGACAGGCCCGAATCGCTCAGAAAAGCCCGACGGATGACGTTCTCATTGATCGTGATCTTGAACTTCTCCTTGCGATTGATCTTGTGGAACGCAGAGTATACGGGCGGGCGGGCCTGGCCGAAGATATCGGACTCGAGGTAATCGCGGTCCTCATTGTAGACGGTGGGCTTGACCAGGTCGACGTGCACCTCTTCGATGGTGTCACCGAAATTCAGCATACCCTGCTTGAAGATCGCAAGCGGATTCTTCCACACGATGTCCCGTACGAGGGTGGAGCCGATGCGATTCACGAGCGCCCTAAGGAACTCGTTTCGGGAGATGTCGTCGGACATGATCCCCGCAATCGTATCCTTGATATTCCCCTTAGTGGCCTCGGGGACCATCTCCTGGTAGTCGCGGCGGGCGTCGCTGCGCACCGCATTCAGAATATCGACGTTATTGATATCGTCGCGAAGCTTAGGCATAGTCTTGACTCCTTACTTGAAAAGATCATTGATCGACTTGGGCTTCCAATTCCCGTCGGGGACCTTAGAATCCGGAGAATCACCGGAGGAGAACAGGCCCGTTAGACCCGAAAGAGTCTTCGCAGTATCCTTAACCGCTTCCGTATCGATCCCCATCCCCTTAATGGTAGCACGACCGGCATCCTTAGCGGCAGTCCCACCGAGCTCCGCCGCCGCACCGCCGATCTCCCCAATGCCCGAAACCACGGACTTAACATCATTCGCAGTCGAATTCACGGCCTCATGGACATCCGCGGAAGTCATCTCCTTGGATGCGGGCACGTCATCCCCCGCATAGGGGTTATTCACCTCCCTCTCCGTCGGAGTCAGCATGGAATCCATCCTCCCCTCGAGTTCGTTCTGGAGGGCGGTGACCTTCTCACCGAAAACATCTGTGAGATGCTTCCAAGCGGCCTTCGTGTCCTTGAAGGGGTCCCCGTCGTCCTGCTCGGGATTCGGATCGCCGCCGTAAAGGTTTCTATCCGACGGCGAAACGGCCTTATTATCCCCATCGGAATCACCGGGATCGTAGACCTCGACCTTGGGGACACCGGCCTCCTTCTTCTGATCGTCAGACATGCTCAGTCGACGTCGGTTGAGCTCCTGGGCCCGATCCTGCTGATACTTGGGATCGGCCAGTTTATCGTTATCGACGCCAGTTACGGGCAGTTGATCCTTTGGCGCTTTGGTTTTCCTGTTCTTCTCAATCTGTTCCTGAGAGCGCTTAGCGTCCTCGGCGGCATTCCCCGTGCCTTTACCGTTTGCCATTATTCCTCCAATAAACGAATAGGCCGCACATTGCTGTGCGGCCTATTCTATCACCCAACACGGGCTAGCGCTATTAAAACTTGTGAAGCCATTCCGCCGGAGGCCTTATCACGGGTTCACAATCCCCGGCGGGTTAATAGTCACTGTGCCCGCTTGGGAGCGTGCTCGGCGATATACTCAACAATCGCCTCGGTAACCAATTCGTCCGTTTCCTTGCGAAGATTCCATCGAACATTCTCGATATCCTCCATAAGGGCCTTCGGAATGCGGAATCGATATACCTTGTGCGTACTGACCGGACGTGCCATGGTGTTATCCTTTCAAACTTTGAGCGTAAATGTTGTGTCCCTGAGAACCACTCCCCCTGGGACTCTCGTTGGTATGAGTTTACCATTCCATTGACCCCCGCACAACATATCATCCAGAGTGAGCTGAGAGGCAATGTTCCGTGGCAGTCCTGCAATATGGACGTCCAGTTCTCCGTCGATCTCCTCAGCATATTGTTTCGCGCGCACATACACGGCTCTAGTGAAAGTGCCCTCGTGTTTCCATGCCCCAAGCTCAACGGGATCGACGTTGAGTGTTGACGGGGGCTCTGTTACTCCGACTAAATGAAGGGAATCGGTATCGGCGTAGGCGAAGCTATCGAAATTATCTTGCGCTGCGCTGATCGTTTTATAGCGAGCATACGCGGTAATGAAAACTCCCATGGGGGTATAAACAGGGTCCCGCATTTCTGTTTCATTTAAAACCAGTGATACTGCATTGTTCTTAATTATTGGACGTTTACCGGTAATGTCAGGGTTAGTTGCGAACTTTCCATACAAACTGTTCAAATGGAGTTTCGCGATTTGCCGGAGCCCGCCCGTAGATGTCTTTTTAATCTCCATAAAGTTATCAACATACTTATCAAAGAAACCATGACTTCCTCTAAACTCAAATGTACCATTCCACGACAGAATATTTATATCGTAATGCTTTTGCCAAAGCTCCACATCAACATTGGTGGCATTGACTGTCGTGGGTTCCTTGATCTCGGAAATGTATTCTGTAGGATTGAATGAGAGATTCTTCTTAATCTGAATGCAGGGGATATAATTTTTCTTCAATTTCGCCGTAAAAGTAATAGAGGAAATGTAGAGGGGATACTCACCGGAAGGCGCGCCCTCGCGGTAGACCGGTTCGCCATACGGCAAGAGACAGGCCCTCATGACCGAGGGATACAGGGAATTGACGTCGTAGACGGAACCGGAGCCGACGATCTTACGGGAAAATCTGGGATTGGCGTACGTAAAACCGCCGCGATAGGCCTTACGGACCTCACTGTCGATTTCGGGGGAGAGGATCGGGAAGCGCCTAGTGAACTGCTTGCCAACCATTCGCTTATACGTAGCGAGAGAGTCGGCTCCCACGGTAAGTTTCGTCATCTTCTCCTGGAACTGGATTTCAAGTGCCTGAGCAATAATCGCTACGTCATTTCTCTGATACCGTCTCTCTTGTTCAGTGGGAATGTAGCCGATAGGGCGGGGTTTATTGTAGTCAATTTCAAGTTTCTGGTCGTGCAAGTTAAAAGCCCTGGCGATGGCGGCAACCGACATCGGCAATTTCTTATAAGAATCGCGGAACTCTACCCTGTAGCCAGTATCGAAAACAACCGATATTGAATAGAACTTCCCCATCCTAGAGATAAGGGATGTGAACTCCTTGTGGCCGGGATTCTCCTTCGTCCACGAATAACCATTCTTAAGGAGCCAATCGATGATGAACACCCCATCGAAGGCAAGATTATGAAAATACACATGAGCCGCACGCTGAGACACACAGTCCAGAAATCCCTCAAGAGAAACCCCGTCAACATAATCATCCAGCTTCCCAACGCGAATCAGGCCCCAGGACCAAACTCTGCAATCGTCCTCATCCGTCGTAGTCTCAAAATCCGCAACATAATTGGGTAATTTCTTATGGGACTTCCTAACCCTTACGGCCCCGGCGGCGGCGGTTTCGCTTGTTGATTGGCGAACCACTGAAATCATCCTCCGGTTTAATCTTAATCGACTTAATTTCCTTCAGGAGAGATTTAATCTCCATATTAGCGTCCTCGACGTCCTCATAATATAAATCCTGCCCCGCATTCCTTCTCTCGTAATAACCCTCTTTGGCCGCCTCATACATAAGAGAGAGCTGATTCGCGAAATGGTCGTTCACAGTCCACATCAACCATAGAACATCGTCAGGGATATCGGTAAGAACATCATAGAGCTCCGGATCGCCAATCGCATCGAGCATCGCAGCGATCTGCTGCTTAGCCGCCGTCAGCCTCTCCCTCTTGCCCTTAGCCGTAAGTCCATGCAGAACCTTCTCAGTCTTAGCCCGCATAGCCTCCGCAGACTCGAACGAGGACGTGCGCTTATCAGGATTCATCCTTTCGAGAGCGTAACTGGACCCGCCATGTAAATAAGTTTTCTTCGGACGAAAATCTCTAATCCAGTCGCCGACAGTGGCGTCACCGAGAAAAGGAATTTTCGTACCGCTCACACTGCGTTCATAAGCATCGATGTCAGCATTGTATCTACGAACGGCATCACGATATCTACGAACATCCTTGTCAGAAATAATGTTACCTTTACGGTCAGTATGATACCACACACTACTGCTATTATTAAATTCGTTAAGCCGTTCAAGCTCTTTCCTTGCATTTTTGAGAGTGACTCTACCAACATTTGATTTACCCAATGGATCATACTTCGTACCCCTAATATCCGCTCCGTCAACCGATATCGCCATCTTATACATCTTACGAATCGCACGATCACGCTCAACCTGCAAAAGACCCCGCGCAATATCGAGCTCGCTACGATGCTCGCGATTCCTAACAGTCTTAACCGATTCAGTCTTAACCGACGCCGTCTCCTGCGACAGCGTATCCGGCAGACCCAAATTCCCCTCGGACAGAAACGCATTAATCGTACCGGCCGTATTCCTAACGTACCTGCTAGCCCGCTTAAACGCCCGATAATGCTTACCCCAATGACTCTTCACCATAGCAATACCCCCTGCCCCCTATAGGGGCAGGGGGCACCGTCATCCTACCCGACTACGCCAGCTCGAGCGTGGTGTACTCCCGGTCCTTACCGGACTTCGCAGTACTCACCTTCACCTTCACAGCCTCAGGCCAAGAGCGCACGTCCCCAAGGACATCGATGAGGCGCTGAACCTGAGAGGACACCGTAACCGAGGTCGTCCCATAGGCCTGACCGGACTTGTCCACAAGGATCACGGTCTTACGGGACTCGAGCTCCCCGGAGGACGTATCGACCACGTCCTCCTCGAGAATGACCACATCGCGAATCTCAATCGTCTTACCGCGAAGGGACTTGAAGGGGAGGGCATTGGCCTGCGCATTGAAGAAGGCCTTCAGACCGGCGAAGTCGTCGGAGAAAGATGTGTAGAGAACAGTCATGATGATTTCCTTTCAAGGATTTATCTATTGATTAAGATGGTGTTAAGGATATTCGATGCCGTTAGTTAATTGTTTGCTTATGCGCTCCTATAGTTAAAACAATCCTGGTTGAAATGAATCGTCGTCTACTACGACGAGTTTCCCTTTCTGGGACAGCATGGCGCAAATGATTTCAGATGCGCTGTGGTCTAGCGAAAAATGTTGATATTTTCTATAGCCTTTAACGTCTAGTTGAGCGACAACGCTATCGTTTCCCAGCCACACATTGATCTTATCCGGTGAACGCGTCACCTTATAAATTAGGTGATTAGGCGAAGAGGTCTTATAGGGGAGCACACTGTGATTAGTGTACTGCAACTTATCATCATAATATCTCACGCGAAAACCATGAGGATAAGCAAAATCCCTGTAATCCACAGCAACCAACCCCCAATCCTCGGAACCGCCCTAGCCGCCATCAACCCAGCAGCCACACCGACAGCAACATCCCCCTTAGACAAGCCCCGACCAACATCAGCGCACTGACGACCAGCGTAACGAACAGCGCGTTGCTCAGCCAACTGTCGCTCATACTCATCCGCCCCCATCTCCATATCCATGTAAATCCACTCGCCATTAAGATTCTTCCACATCGCTGTGCCTCCCCTTCAACAGGTCTTCTAATAAGTCAAGAGTCACGAAGATATCCATGTAGTGGACATCGAACTGAAGCCATTTATAAGAGATGGTGTAGTGCGTTTCGTCGCAATCCTTAATAACAACCACCTCACCTGAAACGATAAATAAGACCTTGTCTTCGTATTTATTTGAAAAATATTCAGTCCAATAGCCGATGGTGGCCTTGAGCTTACGAGACAAGGAAGGAGCCCTCCCGAACTGTGAATTATCCATGATATTAACTCCTAATATTCAGCCGCCGTCCGGGGATGGCCATGAAGATCGGCATAAACCCTATTCAACTCGTCATCCCACTCCGAACCCAACCAAGAAATAATCTCGCGCTGCGACATGAACTCCTTCGTCAAATCCCCCCTCTCGCAAACCCAATGACGCAGCCCACAGCGCTGGAACACATATTCCTCCTCCGCAATCTTGACTATGAACTTGTCATTACAAACCCAGTAGCACCACCTCATTAAATTGAAGTAATGAAACATCTCGCGCGTCATCGGATTCATTGC